TGTCAGCTGTTTTTGAGGTTGATAAAGCCAAACATTTCTATGACTTTGCAGATACCTCCATACCTCAAGCGCTGAACTTTTCTGACCTCCAAATCAAGGGAGAAAAAATGGTGATATACTTTGAAAGTGGTATGTTATCAGGTCGTGAGTTTGAAGTATCAAAGTATGACCATACCAAAAAACGTTTTCAACTTGTCCCCAAGGAAGAAGACGGTACCACTATGCCTAATGATATATTTAAACCTGCTCCGGGTGATCGTTATTCTGTATATAACATGCACCTACCTGCTGCTTATATTTGCGATAACGCGACCAAGTCAGGAGCAAGCTGGGAGATGATGAAGGAAGCATGTAAGTATTTATATGAAAATAGAGCAGACCTATTTACCTTTACTGGTGATTTGGACGGAATATGGGCAAAAAAGAACTGGGCAAATGTAGGCGGACGGCTCAAAATGGGAGGATATATCAACTTTTCAGATAATGAGTTTCAGCGTACCCCCGTGGCTATTCGTATCGTAGGGCTTAAAGAGTACGTTAATAATCCTTATAGTCCTCAGATAGAACTATCCAACAAGGTACAAGGACAATCCTTTTCCTCTGAAATACGCAAACTCCAAAATCAAGAGGTATATTTTGGAGAGATGAACAAGAAAGCTATATCTGAGACTAAAAGAAGTTGGCGTAATGCCTTAGAGACCATCAAGCAGGTAGAAGAAGCGTTTCCTGAATATACCAAGAGCATTATTCCTGCCACAGTGCAAACAATGATGGCTTTGGTGGGTAATAAGGCAGGACAATTTGCCTTTGTTGCCAATAAGACCAACCCTATCACTGTGCCTCATAGTTTTTATTTCGATAAAGCAACAAAGCAAATCAAAGCAGGTAGTGGGTGGATAAAACATTACACACTTGGTACAACTGACATTAAACCAAGCCACTCCGCAGCTGATTATAAATATTGGAATGTATCCTCATTTGTATCAGGGAGATTGGACAATAAAACTAAAACCTATTACCTATATATCAAAGCGAGTAAAACAGCTGAAACCGCTCAGTTTGTTCTATCAGAGAACAAGATAGGCATGGAAGAAGTAGCAGGCTTTTACCACTTCCTATATGCCACAGTCAATTCTGAGTACGACGGAGAGCGAGGAATAGCCCAAATCAATGGCTTTACCGAGATTACAGGCGGGCAATTAGTAACCAATAAAATCAGCTCAGGAAATGGAGAGCAGTATATCCTGCTCTTAGATAATGAAATCATTATCAAAGCCAACCTACGTATCACTGACGGAAACAAGAGAGAAATAAAGCAGCTTGTTAATCCTGATTTGCTTTCATTGGAGAGTAGGTTAAAGCAGTATGGTAATCAGCAGGTACAGAGTGAAAAACAAGCTCGTGAACAATCTATATCTATTGCAAAAACAGCTACAGAAAACTATGCACGAACACAATCAGAACTAACCAAAGCCCAAGCCATAGCAGAAGCAAATCGACAAGCAGGAATAGCCCTAACAGCCGAGCAACAAGCGCGTATCTTACAACTCCAGCAGAACCTACAACAAGCTAAGACTTTTGCTGAACAAAAAGTAAATGAAATGCAAGTAGGAGGAAGAAACCTTGTATTAAATTCCAAAGACAAGCGCATATTAAGAGGTTATATGGGTACATTTTATTTACTTTCAGATACAGTCAAGCCTAACAAGCAATATGTTTTTTCTTGTATGTCTGAAAGAAATGGAGCAATTGTTGCTTATTTCTCAAATGAACTTGGAGGAGAAAGACAATATATATCAGGAAACATTCAATGGGGTAAGAATGTCGATTTAGTAACTCCTAACAGAGCATGGAGAGGTATAACTATATTTCACGAGGTTCATGGCATTATTCCTACCCCTACATCATCTATTGAACTTGTAAAACTTGAAAGAGGCAATAAACCAACCGACTGGTCTCCTGCTCCTGAGGATGTAGAAAACCAAATCGCTAATATCAACTCCGATTTGGACACTATCAGAAGAAACGCTGCACGAATTGAAGACTTAGAAAATAAGAACAAGGCTAAAACTGATGAGCGTATCGGCAAACTTGACCAAAAGACTGCCTTCCTTAACGATACACAGATAGCAGGCAACGTGGTAGCCACTGGTACGATGATTGTAGGAAATACACTCGGTGCAAAAGCAGGTATCACGGGGGTAGGTAATGCTAATAATGAGGTGCGCTTTTGGGCAGGAGAGACGTATGATAAAAGAAAACAAGCGCCTTTTTTCGTAACAGAGGACGGAAGTATATACGCTTCTAAAGGGAGAATAGGCAATTTTACAATGGAGAGTGGAAGCGATACAAGACTGTTAGCAAATGGACTTACCATAGCTTCCAATGGAATTATAAGAGCCTATGGAGGGGTAACAAATAGGAGTACGCAGGTTATTATAAATGACCCCGCTCAATTACAAGAGCTTGTAGGTACACGCCCTGCTGCGAGTATTTATTCATCAGGATTTGGAGGAACAGCTCATACAGCCTTACACCTAACAAGTAGAGGTGGGGTTTATAATGCAGCTCTTGTATTAGAAGCTGGATACGGGACAGAAGGATCTACTGCTATAGACATCAGAGATGGAGATATACTTGTAAAAGGTAAAAAAAGTTTCTCAGGCACAATAAACATAGGAAATGTTAAGATAACTGTAACTAATGGAATTATCACAGGAGCGCAATAAATTTAAACTTTATATATCATGCAAATCATTCAACAAACAACGCGTATCACCGCACAAGAAGAAGTACAAGGCACAGTTGTGATGTACTCCTACGAATTTGAGAAAGAACAAAAACCATACGCAGTAGCTTTCTCAGCCACCCGCAATAATGAATCGGGATCTTATAGCGCGCCAATTCAAGGGACTGTAACAGAGCTCGATTTCAACGTGCAAAATAACAATTTCCAAATCTCAGATATTGAGTTGTACAAGCATATTCACGAGGCTTGTATGACTATTATCAAAGGAGAAAGCAACGAAAAATCAAAAGCCAATGGTAAGGAAAAATAGGTTTCTCGTGCCAAAAGGGTATAGGGCAATCACCCTATATCCTTTCATCTTCGTTCGTAATGAAAATGATAAGTTTGACAAAGAGCTTATCAATCACGAACGTATTCACTTGCGACAGCAGGTAGAGACCCTGATACTCCTCTTTGCCATTTGGTATTTCCTTGATTTTCTTTTCAAATATTTACGCTATCGCAATTGGGATAAGGCTTACCGCAATATCATCTTTGAAAGGGAAGCCTATGCTAACCAAAGCAACCTCGACTACCTCAAGGTAAGGGGTATATGGTGGTTTTGGGGACAATGATTAAATAATTAATTCTAAATCTATGAATAAACTTTTACAATGGTTTTTAAAAGCTAAAATGAAGGTGGCTATATGGGCAACTCCTGTAGTACTACTATTCTACTTTGACGATAAGATACACCTTAGAGATAGAGTATATTACTTCTTTATTGCCTTTTTCAAGAGTATTCCTTTGTTAATGCTGTACTCGTATTTCTCTATGTGGAAAGACAAAAACGAGTTCTTTTATGCAGGTATATGTACAGCACTATTACTCAATGCTTTGGTAGGAGGAGTGTATCATTTTAAAGCGGGAACTTTTGACATCAAGGACGCTCTTGTCAAGAACGCAACAATGGTCTTTATCATAGCTGTTGTTTATATTTCCTTATCCTTGCTTAGTATTCCTCTTGATGAATCTGAAATGGGTAAGATATTTAAAAGCGTAGTACAACTCACCACATTACTATATCCAGTGAGTAAAATCCTAAAAAACGCATTTATCCTTACAAATGGGAAGTTTCCTCCTCAATTCGTTATGAAAGCCTTATATAACTATGAAAGGGAGGGCAAATTGAAAGATTTCTTTGATGAAATAAACGGAACAAAAACAAACGAACCTAAAACAGAAGACCATGAACCAAACACAGATTAATTTTATCAAAACCTACAAGCCATACGCATTGGAAACAGAGCGTAAGACAGGCATTTCTCATCTTTTTATCCTTGCTCAGTCAGCATTGGAGACAGGTTGGGGGAATAGTGCTCCTGGCAATATGATGTTTGGTGTGAAAGCGTCTATCTCCACACCTCTTGAAAAGCGTCAACTGGTACAAACTACAGAGATTCTAACCACTGACAAGGCTAAATTCCCTGTTATTATCAGTATAGAAAAGCGCCCTGATGGCAGGTTCAAGTACACGGTTAAGGACTGGTTCCGAAAGTACGACACCCCTGAAGAGAGCTTTACAGACCATGCTAATTTTTTCTTTAGAAACAAACGATACGCCAAAGCGTTGGAGGTCAAAGCAGACCCTTACAAGTTTGCCGAGGAAGTAGCAAAGGCAGGTTATGCCACTGCTCCAAATTATGCAAATAGCCTCAAAGAACTCATTAAAGAAATTGAAAAAGTAAAATAGTTATGTATGAGAAAGATTTTGTATTTACTATTAGCCCTTTTGTTACTGACTGGTTGCAAAGGCAAAAAATTAAACAAAACAGAGCTCAAAGAAGAGCAACGGAGCGAAAGGAAGGAGGTAAAAGACAGCGCTACACGGGTAGAAAAAGCCCAAAAGGTAAGCACTTTTAACCTACAGCAATCGCAATCCTATGAAAT